CTTAGATAAAATGCACAATGCTGATAAGACATATGATTCTAACCTGTCTTTTCCTTGTACAGTCAAGGAACTGCTCTCAGAATGCTGCCAGCAATGTGGAATCACTCTTGGAGATGCAATGTTTCCAAATGCGGACTTTCAGATTCAGAAAGTGCCATCTAATGCGACATACCGTACAGTAATCGGAATGTGTGCCGGGATAGTCGGTGGAAATGCAAGAATTGATGAAAATGACTTACTCAGGATTATTACGTTTGATAAGACATTTACCAATACGACTATTTACGATGGTGGAGCAGTAAAGAACTGGACAAACGGTGATGATCTGGATGGTGGCACACTTAATCCGTGGACGACAGGGACTGTGATTGATGGTGGTACGTTAAGTAATAACGATTATCACGCGTTATTTTCAATTCAGAATCTACAATATGACGTAGACGATGTCATTGTAACAGGCGTCAAATACGTAGAAGATGAGACCGAATATATGTCAGGTCAGGACGGCTATGTGATTACTATTGACAATCAGCTATTGTCGGGCAATGCACAGGCAGGAGTCGAAGCTATTGGAAATCAATTAATCGGTTTGCGAATGCGTCCTTTCTCATGTGACGGAATTGCCAACGGATACGCCACTTTCGGCGATCCAGTCGAATTTATTGACACAAAGAATCGTGTCTTTAGATCGTTTGTGACAGATATAGAGTTCGTGTTCGGCGGTTCAACATCATGGAGTTGTAGCGCAAAGAGTGCTGAAGAAGATGCAAGCGAGTTTATTAGTGATCAGCAAACAGCGGTAGAGCAGTCAAAAAAAGATATAGAAAAGAAACTATCTGCCTATGACGTAAAGCTCAAACAAATGAACGAGCTTGCAGCAAACACGCTAGGTTTCTTCTATACAGAGGAAATACAAGAAGATGATTCCGTAATTACGTACCGGCATGATAAACCTACACTTGCTGATTCTAAAGTAATTTATAAGACAGGTGTCGATGGATTCTTTTTGTCAGTAGATGGGGGTCAGACATGGAAAGCCGGCTTTGATAGTAATGGAGATGCCGTTCTGAATATTCTCTATGCCATCGGTATTCAATCAGAATGGATTAATACAAGAGGCTTCACAGCGAAAGATAATAACGGGAATACGACATTAAGAATAGATGCCGACACAGGTGCTGTCACATTAGAAGTTGAAAACTTTACCCTGAAAAGCAGAACTATTGAACAAATTGCCAAGGATGTTGTGGATGGGACAGTTCAAAGCAATGTGACTATCCCGAACTATTATGGCACGTATGTGCCAACATTGCAGAATTATCCAGCATCTGAGTGGAAAAGTGAAGAATATAAAAAACATGACGGCTCGATTTTCATGAACTTCTCTACAAGCCAGGTATATATGTTTTCTGGAACTGTTGGCGCTTGGCAGGAACTGGACGCTGAAAAAATTGTCAATTTTGAAAGAGTTTTTAACGCTTTAACGGATAACGGTAAGCAAGAGGGAATTTATATGCAGAACGGACATCTGTATATAAATGCTTCCTATATTAAGTCCGGACAGATTTCAGCTGATTTGATTAATCTGAAGAACATCAACGTTACAAACAGTTCTGGAGTATCAACATTTGCGATTGATAACTACGGAAATGTTACGCTCAGACCTAATACATTCGTGTTAGCAAACGGCGACACAATATATAGTGTTGCGGAAGATAAAGCTTCGACAGCGTTATCGAATGCGAATCGCTATACAGACAATGCACTTAGTGATCTCGACATAGGGAAAATGTCAAAACAAGAGATTATTGATGTGTTAAGCGATAACAGCAGTAATAAAGGTCTGTATCTATCGAATGGTAATGTGTACATGAATGCCGATTATATTAACACAGGTGAATTAGCAGGATGGAAAGTTGGAATTAAAAAGCTTTCAGCAAGTGGCGCGTATGGAGAAGTAACGCTAGATGCTTCAACTGGAGAGATCTATTCAGAGACGAATACAGGAATATATGTACCGGGGTACGGGACATTGTATGGAACGCGTATTAGAGGAATCAATCTTTATACAGGAACCGTACATGCAAGTTCAGCCTCGTTTAATAAAAGCGTTTCGGCGAGCAGCGTTTCGGCAGACAGTGTTTCGGCATCAAAAAAAGTTACAGCAGGTACACATATAGAAGCCAGTGGCCATTTCTATAGCATCGGAACGGGAACAGACCTTGCAGATTTAAGTGTCCGAGGAACAAAGAAAAGAATCCTTCCAACAAAAAACTATGGTACGCAGGCATTTTATTGTTATGAAATGGCGTCCCCCATGTTCGGAGACATCGGAGAAGCATCCGTATCGGAAGACGGCACATGCCTGATAGACATAGATGATATATTCCAAGAATCTACCAATGTAAGGATTGAATATTATGTGTTTTTACAAAAGGAAGGAGATGGAGATTGTTGGGTAGATAAAAAAGAGCAGACATATTTCACTGTAAAAGGTACTCCGGGGCTTAAATTTGCATTTGAAATCAAAGCGCGGCAGGCTGACTATGAACACATGCGTTTTGCTGACGCAAGCGAAACAGCCTACGACAGGGCAATAGACACAGACATGCCAGAACCAGACTACAGTGAAAGCCTTGAAGTATCAGAACCAGATTATGAAAAAGAACTTCTTAATAACAGGGAAAAAATTATTGACGAAATGGGGAAAATATCATGAAAAAAATTTTAACAAGTTTTATGAATCTTAGTACTGGAGAGGGAAGCCGCATTGCTTACACCTATTCAGAAGTAGACGAAAACACAGGAAGTATCATCAGCCAGAACAATAAAGGCAATTTCCTTGTAATGGATGACGATGTACAGAAAAATCTTGATTCTGTAAAGAATTACATAAGGAATAATTTCCTTTTATAAGGAGGTAAGTCTAATATGGCCAATACATACACAATACAATTCCGGCGCGGTATGTACTCCGATTTTGATACGTCGAAAATTCGTCCCGGAGAGCCCGTTGCGATTCTTGGCAATGACCCTTCTGTTCCATCTGGCAAAGCCTTATACATTGCATTTGCGGCTAATGATGTAAGACGATTGTGTTCCATTGAGGATATTTCAGAGATGGTCAATGCCGGAGAATTTGTTGGCCCGCAGGGTCCAAAAGGCGAAAAAGGAGATAAAGGAGAGAAAGGCGCAGAGGGTCCTGCTGGCCCGCAGGGTCCAAGGGGTGAAAAAGGAGATAAAGGTGATCCGGGAGAAAAGGGTGCGGATGGCACCGTAGCATTTGAATCGCTGACACCCGAGCAGAAAGAATCACTAAGGGGTATCTCTATCACAGCGGTCAGTATCGACACAGATGGAAATTTGACAATAACATTTTCAGATGGTGATAGTGAAAATGTTGGTAATATTATAGGGCCTCAAGGCCCGCAGGGTCCAAGGGGTGAAAAAGGAGATGTTGGTCCACAAGGTCCACAAGGCCCACAAGGAGAAAAGGGTGAACAAGGAAATGATGGAACATCTCTTAATATCCTTGGTACAAAAGAATCTGAGGCAGACCTCCCTTTAAGCGCAGAGAAGAACGACGCGTATTTAATAAATGGAGAAATGTGGGTTTTTGACGGCACAAATTGGAACAATGCCGGCAAGATTCAAGGGCCACAAGGACCGCAGGGACCAATTGGTCCACAAGGCCCAAAGGGTGACCCGGGACCGCAAGGCGTAAAAGGAGACCCTGGAAAAAAAGGAGAGCAGGGGGCACAAGGTCTAAAAGGCGATACCGGGCCGCAAGGCGAGCAAGGCCCAGTTGGTCCAAAAGGCGAGCAAGGAGATACTGGTGCGCGAGGAATCACATTCACTCCTGTTGTAGACAGCAAAGGGAATATAAGTTGGAGTAATGACGGGGGACTTGAAAACCCCCAGACAGTAAATATTACCGGACCGCAAGGCGATACGGGCGCAAAAGGAGATACTGGGCCGCGAGGCGATACGGGTGCAAAAGGAGATACTGGACCGCAAGGAGAAAAGGGCACTACATTCATTCCAAGTGTAGACACTGATGGAAACATAAGCTGGAGCAACACAGATGGAATCGCCAATCCCGAAACAGTAAACATCAAAGGGCCAAAAGGAGACAAGGGAAGTGATGCGACTGTCCCAATTGCTACAATCGAAATTCTTGGTAAGGTTAAGCCTGACGGCAAGACAACATTCATAGATGAAGACGGAACGCTCCACGCAAAAGGCGGTGGCGCAACCGTTACCCCAAAACCCGTAAACAACCCAACAATCGAGAATGCAAATGCATCGGTTATAATTAAATGGCAAGACCCAGAAAACACGGTAATCAGTGGTTCAACATTCTCTACATGGGCTGGTACAAAACTTGTAATGAAAGAAACGGGCTATCCCGCAAATCCAGATGATGGAACACTTGTGGTTGATAACACAGTTCGTGATAAATACAAAACCACAGGTTATACAGTTACAGGGCTGACAAACGGCAAACAATATTACTTTACACTGTTCCCATACAACACCGATGGCATATATAACTACGATGCAGGTAACAGACTGATTGGGGAACCAGAGGATTTGAAGATTGTCGCATTTGCCGACGGAACAGACGCAGAGATTGAAAAGATGATTGAAGCGCACTACGCAGGCAAAATCAACATTAGCGACTATTGGGCGGTCGGCGACAAGAGAACCATCCATCACAATGCCATGGATGCAACTGGCGTAAATGAGTCACACAGAGCGAATGATTATGCCTATGTAATTATCGGAATCGAACATGATGACTTAGTGACTGCTATCAATGGCAAGACTAAAGCTGCTATTACAATTCAGACAGAACGTATGTTGTATTTAGACACTACGACAGAATATAACGCCTCCTATAATGCATCACATGAATGTGGTTATATAAACGGTTCAAGTACAAATAGTGGTGGTTGGGAAGGCTGTGTAAGACGTACGTGGTGCAATAATGTGTACAAGAAATGTTTGCCTACTTATATTCAAAATATGATGAAGCAGGTCGAGAAGTTGACATCTGCAGGAAATCGAAGCAGTACGATTAAAATCTCAAATGATTATGCGTTTTTACTGTCTGAAATTGAAATTTTTGGCAGTGCAACATATTCTTACGCAGGCGAAGGAAAGCAATATCAGTATTTTAAGAATGCGACTGCTAATAGATATAAAAAACCACGTTTTGACGATAGCCTTGTATCTGGCCACTATTGGGAACGTTCGCCTTACTCCGGCAGTGAAAGAAAATTCTGTCATGTGGACGTAAGCGGAAACTCGCACTACAACGACGTCAGCAACTCTTATGGCATTGTCCCCTGCTTATGTATCTAAAATCCTAGCAAATCCCATCTACCGCCGTAAGACAGTTAAAAGGATTTGCGGTACTATTTTTAATCAAAGGAGATGATAATTGTGGATAAAAAAGAAATTGTGAACATCTACAAAGCCATCAATCGAGTTTCAAACAGGCTGAATGAGATGTCTGAAAAGTTAGACATTGTGATGCAGATGCTTAATGCGGAATCTAATCGTAAAATTCTAATTAATGGTGATGGCATTGACGGTCTGGCTGAACTTGTATCAACGCATGATTCGGCACTTGACGAACTTGCTACATTAGTTGCAACAATCGGAGGTAAGAATAATGGTTAAATTTTTCGAAGAACGAGTAATCAATGGGCTGAAAAAATGGACAGATGTTCCTGAGCTGTGGAATAAGAAGGTAATTGAAAGACTTCAAAAGGATGGCTACGTACTGAATGAAGATGGGACAGTGGAAAGAGCAAGTTTACCACAGTAAACGCAATATGTGCAGGCAAAATTTAGGAGGGTTTTCGTATGACAAATAATCAAAAAGTAGTTCTTAGGAAGATTATTTACGCAGTTGAAACCGGTGGACAGGTTTATGGACAGCAGGATTATTCGGACTTTACGGAAGCCTACACCAATTCTTCTGAAGAACACGCAATTACAATCGGGGCAGGTCAGTGGTACGGAATCGAAGCAAAAACACTTCTGGAACGAATTTACGATGCTGACCCGGAACAGTGGGAGAAGATAGACAAGGTCAGACTTTTGGAGCAGGTCCAGACCGCAAACTGGGAATGTTTTAATATTTCCAGGGTATCACAGCTCGCAGATGCTATAGTTGCTCTTATTTCGTCCGATTTAGGCGTTAAATGCCAAGATAGCCTTATGGATGAACAATTAGCCACCTACGCAGACGAAGCCCTTAAGCAGGGCGTTACGGATGCTAGAGCGCAAGCTATGTGTGTGAACTTTAGGCACCAAGGCGGACAAGGGGCGGTAACGAGAATTTTGGCAAAGACTCAGAAACCATATACGCTCGATAATCTCTATACAGCCTGCCAGACGGACACAGGGAATCAGGTAGGAACATATAAGGACAGGCAGAGATTTGTTTATAACGCATTAAAGACATATTTTCCAGAAAGCGAGGAAACAGGCATGAACGCAATTGATAAATTAATCCAGATCGCAAAGAATGAAACCGGATATCTTGAAAAGGCAAGTAATAGTCAGCTTGATAGTAAGACAGCAAATGCCGGAGAAAATAATTACACAAAATACTGGCGAGATATTAAACCGGATTACCAAGGACAGCCATGGTGCGCAGCGTTTGTTTCGTGGTGCATGATGAAAGCATTCGGCTTAGACACAGCAAAGAAGCTTTTAAAACACTGGCCATACGTTTACTGCCCGACAATGGCAGATTTGTTTACTTTGAACAGCAATCCAAAAGTTGGAGATATTGTTATTTTTTATCGAAATGGCACATTTACACACACTGGAATCGTAATAAAGGTATCAGGAGATCGGTTCTGGACAGTCGAAGGAAACACTTCTAGTAGCTCTGCAATTATCGCAAATGGCGGTGGTGTATGCCAAAAAAGTTACTATAACAGCAACCTTCCCGGAACAAAATTCTGCACTCCAAACTATAACTTAGTGAAGAATGCAACACCAGTTTCAGATACGGCCAAAAAGCAGAACACTAGAGCCTACATTGCGCAGATTAAAAAAGACACAAAATGTTATACAAAATCAAACAAAAACAGCCCGTCAAAGATGTTCCCAAAACTGAAAAAAGGTGCAGTTGTAGAGGTAATGAAGTACACAGAAACCGACAGTTCAGGGTTGAAATGGTACTTCATCCGGATCCCGCATCCGACAGAAGGGTTTGTTTTTGAATTTGTTCCAAAAGGAACATTCACCAGAATCACAGGAATTTCTAAATGATTGTCCCGGGGAATTAACCCCGGGAGTTTTATCTTTAAACATATTTAGCATCACTTCGGAAGTTTTAGACTGTTATCGTTAGTCACACGTTAGTCACAAACAAAAATATTGTTTCCTAATATAATAGTGCCCAAAATACTGTATTTACAGGCATTTGCACATTCTTCTAAATTTCATTTATTAGTCACAATCAATAAAATTAGAATAATGAAAATGAAATGTGGGAAATCCTTGCAAAATCGCTAGAAACGTTGATTTTAATAGGGTTTCCGGCATTTCGATAATGATATTTCGGTTGTCTTAGAAAGATTAAAATGGGTTCCGTTAGTCACAGTTAGTCACAAATGGAACTTTTATCTTTTCTATTTCTGTCCGAAGTTCTTCTAACGTCCTGTGGCCGTACACAGCATTTGTAACATCTCCGCCAAAAGAGTGGCCGAGCATTCGTTTTCGGTCGTTCTCACGGACACCATATTTTTCACACAACATAGAAAAGGTGTGTCGACAATCGTGTGGCGTGTGCTTCGGATTGCCGACGATTCCCAAACGTTCCAGTGTAGGATAGAACAATGCTTTTCTATGGTGTTGCTGAGTATATATACATAGTTTCCCATCTTGTGTCAACACTTTCTGTTCAGCAAAATGGTATATAGCAGGATGTATCGGAACAATTCTGTTTTTGCCGGCTTTTGTTTTAATTCCGCCCTGAAAGTATCTTTCTTCTAAATTGGTCGTAAGTTTCAGCACTTCACCAATTCTCCAACCAGAATAGCACATAATAAGAATGAGCTGCACTTCCGGGTCGTCGGCATTATTCCACAGCACTTGCATCTCCTGATCAGAAAATGGCGTTCCATGTTCGGTGTCATTATCAGCATTGACATGGACATATAGCGCCTTATTTTCCGTTACGATTTCTGAATATACAGCATATTTGTACATCTGCTTGAACAGAGTCAAAATAGCCATCTGGCTTTGTTTTTTCAGTTTGCAGTCATCAATAACCTTTTGCATATCAGGAGCCTTTAAATCTTCGAATATGCGATTGTGCAGAACGGTGCAGTTTGTATAAGCTGTCCGGTATGCTTCTTTCGAACTGTATGACAGTTTCGTCCTCTCTGGGAACTTCCACGCATAAAACTGTTTATATACATCTGAGAACGTCAATTTCTTGATTTCCGGGTGTTTATCCTCTACGCCCTTGATTGTATTGTAGTCGGCAATCAAGCGGCTTATAAGAGTATCTATGTCAGTTGTAGGGGACACCTCAAGAGTCCGTTCCATGCCGGGTTGATATGTTCCGGCTTTGTAAGCTGTCAGGACAGTGAAGCCTTTTATCCAGTCATCTACGTAGCAGATTGCCGGCGGACGTTTTAGTTTGCCATTATCGCCCAGTGTAGCTGGCGGATGCACTGCGAAGCAGTTTCTCCGGTTCTTGCCAAGGTACCGAATAGAGCCGAAGTTATTCGGCAGTTTTGGATATTTCTTTCTTTTCTTCGCCATTTTTATTCCTCTTTTCTTTATGTAGCTGTTTTTAGGTATAAAAATAACAGTCGAACAAATTTTCTGTCTTGTTCGACTGCTCCGAAGATGATACAATATGTTTGCCAGAATATTACATTTCTTCGGAGATGTATAAATGCCGTCCCGGTACGCCAATGCCAGGGCGGTTTTTTATTTAATTATGTGATTTCCAATTTACTCTCATTACAATTCCTACAATCCAATAAATTCCACCAGAACAAGCACCCAATATTAAAATCCAAAACCAACTTAAATACCATGGCATTTTCCGTTTTATATACGGTGTACCTGAACTCGCCGCTGAGGATGCAGAGGAAGATGCAGAATTATTAATGATGATGTCTCTGTTGTTAGAAGCCAACTGCTCTACTTGTTTTCCGCACTTTGGACACACTACACAGTCGTCGTCAATAAGTTCTCCGCAGTGCTTACAATATTTTTTCTTTTCATTCATGATAAACACCCTCCTGATATGTTTTCGCCACACTTCGCACTTTTTATGCGGATTATGTGTTTTGTACCGCTGATTTTGCAATATTATGTAAAGTACGGTTATTCGTGGTATTTTTATTTTATCATTTTAAGAGCATATTGTAAAGATTTAAGACGAAATAGAGTGATTTAGATGAAAAAGAAATGTTTTTTTTCTATAAAATAGTGAGAGTTCATGTATATCATTGGCAGTTGCCAAGAGTCGGAATAGGTGGTATAATAGCAAGAGTGAACTAATGTTCGGTTCTATTTCCCGCAAGCCGAACATATACTGTAGTGTAGGCGGTAGTTGTACAGGGAGGGTTGTTTATGGATTATAAGAAGGAAATTATTGAGATGATACAGAAGATAGAAAACAGATGTTGGCTGAGGTCAATATACATTTTCATAAAAACATTAATCGGTTAAAAAGAAAAGCCAAGGGTTTGCACATTGCCCTTGGCTATTTTCTTATTTCTTTTTGTAAATCATGTCTAGGAGCTTTTCTAAGTTATCCCATCCAGAATCATCCAGTTTTGCTAGAGCATTGATGAGACGGTATTTAAAATCATCGTCACTAGACTTTAGAACATTTCCGAACAGCTTAGAAATTTCATCATTTTTGTTCTCTGGCTGAAACATTTCTCCAGTTCCACTTCTTAGCCATTCTTCGTTTACGTTAAATTCTCTGCAAACATCATCAATAGTCCGATCTGACGGAACTTTGCTTCCCATTTCAATTTGCGCTACAAAATTCCTACTTATCTTTAGTTTGTCTGCAAATTCTTGCTGAGTTACGTTTAATTCTTTTCGCAACTCTTTAAACCTGTCTTTCAATTTAATTCCTCCTTTCTGAAAATATAATATCATAAAATGTTTACAAAGTCAACAAAAAGGTATTGACAAATGTTGTCTGAGGGACTATACTGTGTTTACAAGGTAAACAAAGGAGGTGAAGAAAAATGTTAGACTGCACCGTCAGTAAAAATATTCTCGGTCAGGTTTCAGTTCAACTCGAAATGACGAGCCACGACTGGTCGAAATTAAAAATGTCCGGCGTGTGGAGTCAGGTGGAACAGATTCTAATGGAATCTGAAACACAAAGTAGCCGCTGCTTCCACCATATCCAGACAAACAAACCGGAAGAGACATGTTGTACAAGCTGTCGGAAGAAACGGTTTTTCCACCGATTTTCCGGTCTGAAGAAGCAACGATAGTTGGCAACTTATTGCATGGATATGTAATTCCGTTAATAACAATGGAGACATCTGTGATTGATATTACGGAATTTGAGAGATTGTCGAACTGGATATAAGCCAAAGCCAGTTGTTTTTCTGGGCTATATCCAAAATAAGGCAAGCTTAAATGAAGATTACGCCGTGATTGAAATAATTGCCAAGCAGTTCCAGCAGACCCTATTAACCCAAGGATAAAAGAAACATTTTCAAACGTAATGATTCCTTTAGCCGATTTTAAAATTGAAATAATTTGATTTATTTTAATCACCTCCCATCTACTGGGAGTATATCACAAGAAAAGAGGTGAGTATATGTCTGAAAAAGAAAAAAGAATCATTGAAAAGCTGAAAGACGCGATTCCTAATATGTCAGAGTTTGACAAAGGATATATTCTCGGTAAGACGGAAAGTTTTTCTGAGAATAATCTAGAGAAAAAATCAGATAAGAAAGAAGTAGTTAATTCAAATTAAAAAGGAGAAGTATGAACGAATTAAAAATCACAGAGTACAAGGGCATTCGAGTTCTTACTACTCAGCAAATTGCGAAAGCGTATGAAACTGATAGGAAAGTAATTTCCTACAATTTCAATCATAATAAGGAAAGATACATAGAAGGAAAACATTATATTTGTCTTACAGACGATGAATTAAAGGCGTTTCGTGAAATTCACGATTTGCCGACCAATCTCAATAAATTGTACCTCTGGACAGAGAAAGGAGCTTTCCTTCATGCCAAGTCATTGAATACCAATAAGGCATGGGACGTGTACGACAGGCTTGTCGATACATATTTTGAAAAGCCGCATGCAAAACAGCTTTCTCCAGTGGAAATGATGCGTATTCAGCTTGGAATGATTGACGATCACGAGAACCGCATTGAGAACCTTGAAAACACCATGACTATTGACTACGCACAGCAGGAATCTATTAGAGACTTAGTGTCAAGTGTCGTAATTGCTCACCTTGGTGGGAAAGAGTCAAATGCTTACAAAGAAATTGGCAAGAAAGTATTTGCTGAATGCAACAGGGATATAAAGACTTACTTCGCAGTAAATGCCCGTAATAACATCCCTAAGCTGAGATTTGAAGAATCTATGGAATATGTCAGAAATTGGCATCCATGCACCAATACAGTAATGATGATACGTGACTGTAACGCTCAAATGAGTATCAGTTAGAAAAGAGGTTTATATGAGTGCAGTTGATAATTACGTAGAGCAGAATGCACAGATTCATCAGTTTGCCGCAGAAGTGGCAAGAATCATATCTGGTATCCCACAGATGCCAGAGTTCTCGTCAGAGAATATGACCGTAGCCGATGCGAGTCAGCTGATCGGACTCCCTATTACAGCAATCCGGGCAGGGATTGTGTACGGATGGTTGCCGATCGGCGTGGCTGTGCAGAATAACAAGCCAGCAAAAAGCCTTTCCGGTGGCCGAATCACATACATCATAAGCCCTAGGAAAGTCTACGAAGTGACCGGACATGTCTGGAAAGGCAAAGCTGCTCTTAATAAGTAGGTGCCCCGGAGGGAGTCGACACCTCCACCCCGGAGCTTTGCACCCACTAAAGTACCTTAGTGGATAGATACATTATAGTTCTCTATCTGCTAATTGTAAAGACAAATAAGAAAAAATAAGGAGAAATTAGCTAGATATGAGCGAAATTAGAAACGAAAGCCAGCCAACATGGGCTGACATCGAAGTAGCACTTGCGACTGAAATTGTCGAAGAAAGCAAGAAAAAGTCAAAAAAATGGTTCACGGCATGGATTGTGACAGTCGCCGCACTGGTGGCAAGCAACCTTGCGTGGATTCTGGGAGAAATGAAATAAAATGAAAGAGTATATGCTAATTGCTGTTTGTATGCTTGCCGGGAAATATGTGGATATACCTATCTGGTTGAATATTTTTTTCGGTATCTCGGCAGCATGGGCGGTACGCCAGATGAAAGCAGACTGGCAGTAGGAAATAAGGAGGATAAGAAGATGTTCGAGAAAGAGATTGATGAAATATATGGATTATGCAAAAGAGTTGTGAACGAAGTTCCGACAGTAAATATCGAATTCAGTTATTCAATTTATGGCATGAGAGTATGTGGGCTTAAAAGAAAAGAAGATGTTTGCCTTCCAAAAGACGTGTTTAAGTGGGATTTGTACCAAAACGTATCTTTTAACCCATTTTATGAGAAAGAAAGCCGTGAAAGCCTCAGAATAATCAAAGCTTTCTTGTTGGAACTTCTGATAGATGGGAAGTGTCCAAATGAGTAAGCAAATAGCGATTATGAAACTTCTTCCCAGCCTGGAGATAGCAGGATGTATCAACGAACTGCTCAGAGAGCTTCAGTCCAGAGGTGATTACATTCTGGACTATGAGAACTGTGACATGTCTCTAGACCATGTGGAGTACCACAAAGCTGAAGATATTGATGGAGAGAAGTCCGGGGACGCTTCGGATAACCTGTACTGCTTTTTCAAGGTGGTGTGAACATGGATGAGAGAATTAATGAGGTTCTGAGATTGATTGATATACAGCTTGCCACAGTCCCGGATAATCCCATTGAAGAATCATACAAGGCAAGAACATTGGCAAGTTACGTACAAGCCTTAAATGGGCTTTTAACGGCTCAGAAATCATATAAGGAGGAAAGTATCAGTGAGTGAATTTGAAATCCGTATTCCGGCAAGAAAGAAACAGCCAGCAACTGATAAGGACAACCCGGTCGTGAAAGTTTCGCCAGAAGCATACAACGCACTGGTTGAAATCTATAACGAATCAACCATTTCTATGAAGGATATCGCGAGTTTGCTGATTGTTGAGGGCAGCAAGCATGTGGTTTATGACAAGGAGGAATAGTAATGGCAACACCCGTATTAATTATTGGAAAATCTGGTTCTGGCAAGAGCACCAGTCTTAGAAACTGCCAGAATGAACATTGGAATCTTATTAGAGTATTGAATAAACCGCTTCCGTTTAAAGGAAAGATTGACGGATGGTTTACAGATGATTACCAACAGGTAATGAAGTGTCTGATCGCATCAAAAGCGGAGTCAATTGTGATTGATGATGCAGGATATCTTATTACGAATCATTTCATGAAGGGACACGCTTCTGCCGGAAAAGGCAATGCAGTGTTCGCTCTGTACAATGATATTGGAGACTATTTCTGGAATCTTATCCAGTTCATTGTAACAAAAGTACCGCAGAATAAAATTGTTTACCTTATGATGCATGAGGAAAAAGATGACTCCGGGGAAGTAAAGCCTAAGACAATTGGTAAGCTTCTGGACGAAAAAGTTTGCATCGAGGGCATGTTTACCATCGTTCTTCGATGCATCGAAGAGAGTGGAAAGCACTTATTTGTCACTCAGTCCAGTCAGGGAGCGGTAAGTAAGTCCCCGATCGGGATGTTTGACAGTTTAACTATTGATAACGACCTTGCAGAAGTTGACAAGGTTATCAGAGATTATTATGAATTAGGAGGAACAGACAATGCAGAAACCAAATAATTACGATACTACACAGGCAGCAGGAGAATTTGAACCAATTAAGCTTGGTGGTCATAAGATGGTAATTAAGCAGATGTCAGAGAAAAAAACACAGGGTGGACTCGATATGCTCGTTATCTTGTTTGATTTCGCAGAAGGAGACGAACAGGCCGGCTATTTCATGAAACAGTTTGAGAACGATATCCGTCCAGACAAGAAATATCCGAATGCAGGTACTAATTACATGGTTATTGATGAGGGTGTAGATTATGGTGTCCGTAACCTTAAAACATTTATCACATGCGTAGAAAAATCAAATCCGGGATTTGCCGTTAAGTGGGGCGATAACTTCGGGCAGCAGTTTAAAGGAAAGCTGATCGGTGGAATCTTCCGTCTTGAAAAAGACTGGTACGATAACAAAGAAGTAAAACGTCACAAGCTTGCATGGTTCCGAAGTATTGAGGGAATTAAGGATGCAGATATCCCAGAAGAGCGTACCACAAAAGCCTATGACGATCATCTGAAAGAAGAAGCTATCATGGGAGCAAATCCGTCAGGTACGGACTTTATGAGTATTCCAGACAGCGTGGCAGATGATGTCCTTCCGTTCAATTAAAAGGATGTGTTTTTAATGGTTATACAAGCAGACACAAGAGAACACAAAAAGGAATGGGAACGGATTCAAAAACAGTTTGATGACCTTGGAGTGCAGTATTTCAGATCAAAGTTATATTGTGGAGATTATCAGTCGCTTGACAACGCAAAGCTCTGTATTGACCGTAAGAAGGATTTACAAGAGCTTTGTGGAAATGTCTGTCAACAACATGAAAGATTCAAGGCAGAACTTATCAGGGCACGTGAAGCCGGTATTCAGCTGATTATCCTATGTGAGCATGGACCAGATATTAAATCAGTTGGCGATGTGTATTTTTGGGAGAACCCAAGGAAACACAAAGTTATCTGGAGGACGATAAACGGCAAAAAAGTAAAGACTGTAATCTCTGACAAGGCTGTTGATGGCTGCCAGTTGTATAAATCTCTCTGCACAATCAGAGATAGATACGGAGTCCGATTTGAATTCTGCACGAAAGAAGAAACTGGGCGGCGGATCGTGGAGCTGCTGTCATGACTAAGGGAGAAATCAAACAGTCAGTAAAAATGCCAGAAATTCTCTCCAGGTACGGGCTAAGGCCGAATAGAGCAGGATTTATATGTTGCCCTTTTCACAAGGAAAAGTCAGCGTCCTGCAAAATCTACGATGATTCCTTTTACTGTTTCGGCTGTGGAACTGGCGGTGATGTGTTTGATTTTGTGATGCAATACGAATCCGTCCCTTTTAGTACGGCGTTTATTGAGCTGGGTGGCACTTATATATCAAAAAAAGGTAAAAGCCGCAACCAGATCAGACATGAAATGCGAGATATTAAATCAAAAAAACACAACCCTGTTCAGGATCCTAATGAGATTGAGCAGGTAGAAAAGAACATACTTATGTACGAAACAGCACTAAAAACGTTCCCTCCTGATTCAGAAGAGTGGTATATGTGCCAGTTTAATCTTGAGAAAGAAAAAAGCAGATACGAAATGTTATCAGCTAAGTCAGGAGGTGAGAAAAATTCTTGAAAATATTGAAAACTTACAGGCACAAGACTTTATGGAAAAGCAGTTGTATGAAGAGCTTTTTTCAGTAAAAAGTAAAATTGACCGCTCAGAAATCAAGTTTAAGCTGATGGACCGGGCAAAAAGTGTGAAAGCGAAGCATATAGCAGAAGAGTTCATAAAGGAATTCCAGAAAGCAGAACAGGAAAAGGAAAAAGAAGAAAAAGTAAATCGTTCTATGCAGTTAGTTGAAAACATCACAAACTTTTATCCTGATTCTGTTGATAAGGAATATCCTAACATGGCTTGTGGTAGCTGGATAGCTACAGAGAACGGAATATTTTCCTCTGAAACATCTAAGGCAAGAGAACTTGTATGTCACCACCCGATCATGCCGATACGTCGTCTAAAAAACATCGAGACAGGAGAGGAACAGATCACGGTGGCTTTTAAAAGGGATGGATATTGGACAGAAATAACTGTTCCAAAAATTGACATTGTGACTTCCAGGGCAATAACTAATCTTGCAAGGTTCGGGGTGCAGGTCAACTCAGAGAATGCAAGGCTTCTCGTAAAGTATCTGGCGGATGTTGAAATGTACAATGCCGATATGATCGACATACAGCACTCTACAAGCAAACTGGGGTGGCATGGTAATACATTTGTCCCTTACGACCTTTCAATCGTTTTTGACGGTGAATACCGCTTTAAAACGCTATTCCAAAGTATACAGGAAAGTGGAGACTACTTCAAGTGGGTGACTCTGGCTAAGCAGCTACGATCATGCGGACGATTGGAACCGCGAATAGCACTGGCAGCATCTTTTGCGAGTGTTCTTATACAGCCGCTTGATGCGCTACCGTTCATCGTAGATTTCTATGGGCAGACAGGAGGCGGAAAGACGGTAACAATCAATATAGCGGCATCGGTTTGGGGGAATCCGGCACCGGGAGCCTACGTTGGGAATTTTCGTTCAACAGATACATCATTGGAGACAAGGGCAGATATGCTCAATAACTTTCCGATGATTCTGGACGACTCGAAGAATGCTTCTCAGTATATCCGGGATAACTACGAAACATTGATTTACAATCTCTGTTCTGGCAAAGGAAAAGCACGTTCAAATAAGGACCTCGGAGCAGCTAAGGAAAATACATGGAGTAATGTGACTATTTGCAACGGTGAGAACCCTATTTCGGAATTTGCAGATTCCGGCGGAGCTATCAACAGAATTATTGAAATTGAATGTTGTGAGGATATTTACGAGAATCCAGCAGAGATTAACGGCATTGTCGTGAAGAACTACGGCTTTGCTGGAAGAGTGTTCGTTGGAAATCTCAAACAGTTCACATCGGATGATCTGAAAGAAATGAAAGCCGAAATTGAGAAAGGTTTTGACGGATATGACTTTCCAGCAAAGCAGGTAATGGCAATATCTACACTTCTGCTGGCTGACAAATTAGCTACAGATTTCATATTTAAGGATGGACGTGAGCTGACGGTCGAGGACGTTGTAGACATACCTACACGCAAGAAAGATGTATCAGAAGGTCAGAGATGCTATGAATTCATTCTTGAAAGTCTCTCAGTGTACGGACAGCACTTTGATGCGCAATTTAGCTGTGATCAGTGGGGATTCAAGGAAACGCCAGATGAATATGGAGATGTATATGTATATTTTTATCCGAAACCTCTTGAAAACCTTTTGAAGAACAATGGATTCTCCAGAAAAGCCTTTTCGGCCTGGGCGATTAATCGAGAGTTAATCAAGCACACAGGAAAAAGAGATACGGTACTAAAAAGAGACGGTGGAAGTGTAATGAGGCTTATTGCGGTAAAGATTGTTGATATAAAAAGTCTTGAAAACGAGCAAGAAAATGAGGTTATTGAAACTGGTTTTCTGCCAGCTGATGCCGAAACAAATGTTCCGTTTTCGTAATTTGTAACCATGTAACCGTTGTAACACGAAAAAAAACATCCTATAGGAGAAAGTTTGAGAGTGTATAAAAAACATATACTCTAGTGATTCTCCTATATAAAAACCTTGGTTACATTGGTTACACGGTTACACACCTCTGAAGCCCACATAAAATAAGGGTTTTTGGCGTAACCAATAGATTGAAAAAGTCGGTTACACATGGGTTACAAAATTAAAAAGTGTATACAATTAGATTTATTATAACAAAATTAATTGAATATTGCAAAAATATTTAGTTGACATAATTATTATAAGGAGTGGTTACAAAATGAAAAAAGACGATCTCAATAAAAAGCAAAGATATGCATTAGATACAATGCTGTCTGGCAGTAATGTTTTTCTGACAGGTGACGCAGGAACAGGCAAGACAACGGTTATCCAAACGTTCATCGATGAGGCGGAAAAAGCTGGTAAAAATATTCTGGTATCCGCCACTACTGGAATTGCAGCGGATAATATCGGATATGGGGCAACTACCGTACACCGAGCATTGAATATTTCAATTAAATTTGAGGACTATAAGAAAAAGGTGAAATCCAGAGCTGAACTTCTGAAAGAAGCAGATGTTCTTATCATTGATGAAATCAGCATGTGCCGGTTCGATTTGTTCAATATGATTGCAAAGACAATTATCACGGAGAATGAAGAGAGAGCAGTTGACAGACTTCTGATCGGAGAGGACAAAGAAGACATTCAGTTAATCGTGATAGGTGATTTCTACCAGCTTCCGCCAGTTATTACGACAGACGATCGAAAAATTCTCTGTCGGATGTATGGATCTGATTATGGAAAGGGTGGAAAGTATGAACATGGATATGCTTTCATGTCTGAATACTGGAAAGAAATGGGATTTGAATATATCAAACTTGATGAGGTATGCAGGCAGAATGATGAGGGATTTAAGTATGTGCTGAATGATATTAAATATGGCAACAATATTAGAAAATCCATTGCATATCTGGAGAACAACGAATCAGACAAAGTTATACCGGAAGCGCCGTTCTTGGTTGGCACTAATGCAGAAGCTGACAGAATTAACAATACTTTCCTTGGCAAGTTGGATAAAAAGACCGAAAAAGTGTTTCATGCAGCAGTTGACGGCGAGCTAACATCTGCCGATATTAAGAACATTGCATTTGCCAGAGAGGACTTAATTCTTAACATCGGTGCAAAAGTGATGATTACAGTCAATGATCTGTCTGGAAACTACGTCAATGGAACGATTGGCATCATTCAGAAAATTGTGGATAACGGAGAATTTGAAGAATCTTATCTGGTTATCAAAACTGATAAGGGCAAAACAGTTAGCTTATATAGATACAATAAAGACATTGAGAAACAGGTTATTGAGGAATCCGAACAAGAAAAGGATGGTCGGAAGATCGTGAAAGAGAAGATTGTCCGTAAGAAAGTAGGCTCTTTCTCTCAGTTCCCGGTAAAACTTGCCTGGGCAATCAGCATTCATAAATCACAGGGACAGACATTTGAAAAAATCAACATTGACCCTTGCTGTTGGGATCCTGGACAGTTCTATGTGGCTGTTTCCCGGGCTAAATCAGCTAACGGCATACATTTTATCAGACCGATAAAACAGAGCTATATAAAGGCGTTTAGCAAGGATAACGAGCGACTTCTTGAACAGAGTTTTGAGGTAGAAGAAGGTGCGTAAGTATGAGAGTGACGCATGAGCAGATACCGAACACCATAAAGTTTTTACAGATTGACTTTCCGGCACTGGTCCTCCAGACTGCCGGAATTGAGGCAAAAGATGAATACTGGCAGCAGGTAGTTGAACAGATCCATGTTGTATCTGAAAAATATAACAAAAATGGATTTGTAGATCACATGCTTGTTGCTTATTCGAATTATCTTTCCAAGATGTTTAATAAGGCAAAAGAATTGGAAAAGGAGAATCAAAATGCCGTACAACACAAAGAATAGATACGAACAGGGACAGGCTCTCAGAAAAGAAATATATATGTATATCGTCAGTTATATTAAACTGGTTGGATATGCACCGTCGATTACAGAGATTTCTGAAAGGGTGGATGCCGGGAGAGCTACGGTCTGGAAGCATATCAATAATCTAGTTGATGATGGTTTGCTCAAGACGAACCACCCCAGTACCGACAGAGCATATACTCCAGTTGGGTACGGAATAAGAAAGATAAACAAGGAGATAAAATGAAACTTTATGACATTGTTACAGCAGATGGTACATTCGTCGACAGTATGAGCAGAATAGAAATTTTGGAACGGTTCGGGATTTCTAAAGGCGTATTTCAAAGATATCTGGATAATGGCGATCTGTTAGAAGGGAAATATCAGATAAATGATTATGACTGTGACATAAAAGCAAGGAAATGTAAGGACAGGGAATTATTCTTACAGTTTGACATCCTGACTCAGAAGATAAGGAGGGCTACTGAATGAGAAAGCTAAAAAAGCGTGGAGGTCTAACACAATGAATAAAATGCGTGAATATGAACGAGGCAGGGAGGACGGGCTTGACCTTGCCAGACGAATTGTCAAACAGGGCGGGATTGAAGCTCTTGAACAGGAATGCAAGTTCCGGGGTGCGACCGGGATACATACCTCTCTGGCAGTAAAAGACCTTGATAAAGCGTCAGAAAAGATAAAAGAGGTTATAGCGGATTCATTTGTAATATTGTCAATCGCTGTTCTGCATGATGATTTCGGTTTTGGCGAGAAACGCTGTCAGAGATTTAGAAATGGACTTGACCGGGCTGCTGATTATATCAATGACGGTCTGGCAGAATGGATTGATTACGTAAACGCTATTAAAGAAGAGCTGGGGATTGTATTAAAGAATCCCGGAGAATAACGGACAGGTAGCATTTGGATAAATTAATCATGGAGGACTGCACAATAGCGTGTCAGCTGCTTACATGGGGAAAGTGAGGACACAAAATGAAATTCAAAAGTAATGCAAAATATAACAAAGAACTTAAAACCGGGAGTGTTTTTGCTTTAAAAAGCAATTCTTTGGGAATTGTTATCCACAAATACGTTGGTTGTGGAGATGCACTGTTTCTCAACTGTAGTGCATTGGATATTTTCAACTACGATCTTGAAACAGAAGATTTTGGCGAAGCTGTCAGTAAAGCGAAAGAAATTATCATGAGTAAAGTTAAGAAAATCAGAGAGGATGCTTACAAATTCTATTCAGACAACAACATTGAATTTGATAGATATTAAGGAGGACAAAAAATGAGCTACTGTGACGGAACCTGTAAGTATCTGAATGCAAGAAAACACAAATGCGAATTGACAGGAGAAAAACTCACATACATGAAATGGAGTCGTGGAATCGAGTATTCAGTGCATGAACACAGAGGATTCTGTGAGAAAGATAAGGAGGACGCAAAATGTTAATCAGAAGTCAGAATAAAATGTCTCTGGTAAAGTTTGAGAATATTGTTGTGAATATCAACAATATCAATGGCAAAGAAATCATTTGTTGGAGTCAGATGAATCCAGGAGAAGATGAGTATATTTCATTGGGTCATTATTCCACCAAAGCAAAAGCCATGAAAGTACTGGATATGATTCAGGAAGCCTATGAAGAATACAAAATTGCTTGTACTTTTTTGACAGGATTTACAGGACATCGAGCAATTGTAGAATCAAACGATATTCGCGTCAATGGCTACGAAGAACTTATAAAAAGTTTTAAAAAGAATATGGTCTTTCAGATGCCAGAAGATTCGGAGGTGGAAGCATGAACGATGAAATGACGCTTGTTCAGAACCATATAAGGAGAACTAAATGGGAAGATGCAAATTAGAATGCCCGGACGATGAAACAGAGTGCTGCATCTGCTGCGAGAAGCAGGAGTCTTGCCAGTGCAGATGTGATGATATGGACAGTTATGAATATGCGGAGGAGTGCGAGGAATATGAGACTGATTGATTTATTGACAGCAATTGGCACAGATGTCGAGAGTAATGCGAAAATTCAGATATGTCATCCGGGAAGAGGCTGGAAAGATTATGATGAATTTAATGCCGGTTCAAAATTTCTGAAACCATTTTACGATTTAAAGGTTAAATCTTTATCTGCAATAGACACAGATTTGATTAGAGTTGACTTGGATTTTGATGAGAAAGGATGATGGGAATGCGTTTAATTGATGCAGACAAAATAATTGACTCTCTTGGAAGTTCGGATATGGATTTTGCAATAGGTGCAGTTATTGACGAGCAGCCGACAGTTTTTGATGTGGATAAGGTTGTGGAGCGGTTAGAAGAAGAAAAGAAGAGAGCATTTAAACTATGTTTGGGAACTAATGACAGCACGCAAAGACTGAAATACATTGAAAAAGAACAGACGATAGCTTTAGCAATCGAAATCGTGAAAGGCGGTGGAGTAAATGGTAATTAAGCCTATTTTATTTAATACCGAGATGGTGCAAGCAATCATGGACGGAAGAAAGAGCTGCACTCGGCGAGTGGTAAAGCCACAGTGGGAAGAATGCCCACATTGCAAGTATGTGCATAATGAGTACATATACGACGAGATGGCAGAAAATGTATACTGTGCAAGATGTGGTTATCCGTTGGAGCCGGAAAGAAGATCGCCATATCAGCCGGAAGATATCCTGTATGTTCGTGAGACTTGGCACAGATATACAAAGCGGGTTGGAAAAGGTGAAGGATGCCATCTGGAAGAACACTATGGATATAAGGCTAGCATTGCAAATTCTGAAGACGCAGAAGAGCCGTGGAAACCATCCATCCACATGCCGAAAAAAGCAGCGAGAATCTGGTTGAATGTTACGAACGTAAGAGTGGAGCGGTTACAGGATATGACAGACGATGATGCAGAAGCAGAGGGATGTTTCGATTATACATCAACAGCACTTGGTTTTCCTGATGTATGGGATTCCACCATCAAGAAATCTAATCTTGACAGTTACGGCTGGGATGCGAACCCGTGGGTCTGGGTGATTGAGTTTGAGCGGTGTGAAAAACCGAAAGAGGTGTGATATGAGAGAAATTCTTTTCAAGGCAAAGCGGATTGATAACGGTGAATGGATAGAAGGATATTACACGGAATGCAGAGGTGAAACATTTATCGGCATTGATACATCCAGTATGTTTGAGATTTTTTGCCCTCCTGTAATTAGATGGTTTAAAGTTAGCTCAGAAACCCTCTGCCAGTTCACAGGTCTGACCGACAAGAACGGGCAGAAAATTTGGGAAAATGATATTATCAAATATCATTTCGGAGAAATCTATGCTCCAATCAAATATGGATGCTATCAAAATTGTTTTGATTCTCAGAAAGCGGAACATGTCGGATTCTATGTAGATTGGTCGGATGACAAATGTCTTAGAAAAGATTTAGGGTATTGGATTGACATGGTAGACACTATGCCAGTTGGAAACATTTTCGACAATCCAGAATTGCTACAGGAGGAATCAGATGAGTAAATCAGTATTAGTAATAGATACACCAGAGAATTGCTATGATTGCCCGTTCGGAACTTCATACTGCGGCGAACTTGAATATGAGGGTTTGTGTGAATTAGCTGACTGTTTAGACTGCGTTGAAATTCTGATAACAGAAGAACATTATGATTACGAAAGCAAATCAAGACCTGATTGGTGTCCATTGAAGCTGTTACCAGAGAAGAAAAGTACAACTGCACCCGTGAGCAATTACGAAGTGCAGAAAAACTTATTTGCCGACGGTTGGAATGCCTGCTTGAGAGAAATTACAAAAACAAGCGATGAAAATGAGCGATAAAAAGCAAGCGATAAGAGGTGAAGTAGATGGAGAGATTAACAGAAAGAGAAAGAAATGTTGATGGTACAGGAGTTGCAAAAGAAGAAATTACGGATGGATTATTAAAACCGTTTGCGGATAAAATTCTTACGAAACTTGCTGTTTATGAAGACTTAGAAGAACAGGGATTGCTTGTGAGATTGCCGTGTAAGGTTGGAACAGAAGTATATTACATCTTAGGTATTCCAAATAAGACACCATGTACAATCGACAAGTGCGTATTTGAGTTGTCGGATATAGATAAAATCGGTGAATCATTATTTCTCACCCGTGAAGAAGCTGAGAAGAAGTTGGAGGAGATGAAGAATGACAAGGCCTGAGATTACGGCAGAATTATCAACCATGATTGAAAAGAAAATCAATCCGAACAACGATCCTCGTATCTACTGGGCAAAAGAGGTGACGTTTGATTATTCTACAAACTATGCAGTTAGAGTGGACTATATGAAATTTGTTCCAGTGAACAATAGTGTGTCCGGGATAGAAAAAGGTGACTGCTATTGTTATGAGGTTAAATCATCAGCTGAAGATTTTCGTTCTGGTCATGGGTTGAATTTTATTGGTGATTATAACTACCTGGTTATGCCGACAGATGTATGCGCTGCGGTATCCCTTGAAATTCCACATTATGTAGGAATATATGTCCCAGAAGGAAACGAACTTATATGTGCCAAGAAAGCCAAACGAGCCAACAGAGCGAGGCCTGTATCTGAAATACTTCTGATGATGTTTCGGTCTGCAAACAGAGATTACAGGAAAACGGTAAAGAAACTGGAGGAGATGAAGAAATGAATAACAAACCTACACCAGACATAACGCCAAACCTTGCTATATCAGCATACCACGTACTACAGCAATATTGTACTGGACAGCCAGCGGATTGCAAAGGCTGCGGATTCTACGAATACTGTCCAGAATGTTTTCAAGGCATACCATGTGACTGGAGCTTGAATGAAGAAGGTGAAATAAATGAAACTGAGAAAGGCAACATTGATTGACTACGGAGTGCCGCCGGATGATATACCTATACTGCAAAGCCACTTACGGAATCTTAACGAGAGCGACAAATACAATTTGTTGCAGGTATCTATCAAATATGCGCCCGGAATTGAATCACAAATCTATGACAGTATCGTGAACAGCATCGGCTATCGGACAATGGAGAAGATCAGGACGGTTCCTGCGACAGAAAATGACTTCTACGGATACAAACGCAAGGTCATGGCGGAATATTATCATTTAGCCAAACTGATTGGTAGACTTTAAAAAACTTAAAAATTTATAAAAGTGGTAGAGAGCTAAATCTCCCCAGTGTGGTATTATATTTATATATAACTGCTATACTGGGGATTTTTTTTGAATTGAGGTGATGACATGGCGAACTTAAAAGCAGTTACAAGAAAACTTCAAAAAGCTATATTATCCACCGGATTAATCATAAAAATCGGAACATCGCAATTCTACAGCCATGAGCAGGAACGATTAATTACAGTAACGATCATATCAACACCAGTGTTTAGACCAACAAAACGTGGTGAATGGAAAGATTGTGATTATGAAATATTACGAACTGCATCCCATTATGATGCGGCCATGTGCTTAAAAGAAATATGGGAGGCGTGCCAAGAATGGAAATAGATAGAGGTGATTAGATGGACTTGACGCCTAAACAGAAAACGTTTGCAGATGAATATATAAAAAATGGCGGGAATGCATCTGATGCCGCAATAAAGGCTGGGTATGCTGAGAAAAACGCAAGAGTGATAGGAAATCAGAACTTAACAAAACTTAACATTTCTGAGTATATAGCCGAAAAGCAGTCCCTAATTGAAAAGCAAAAAGGCACTGACATCATGTCTCTGGCAGAAATCCAGCAACGCCGCTCCATGATTGCAAGGGGAGAGCTGACTGATTCATTCGGATTTGCTCCGGATTTCTCCGATCAGCTGAAATCCATGAATGATCTGGAGAAAACGCTTGCTATAAAAGAAGCCAGAGAAGAACAGCAGAAAGCAGAAGAAAAAGCCAGATTGCAAGGTGAATACCATATTGATCTGAATATTGTACCGGACGTATTCCATAAAATGATTCGGGATATCCGAGCAAAGAAACACAGCGAATATATTCTCCCTGGTGGGCGTGGATCCATGAAGTCCTCCACTATATCTCTAATCATACCGGAACTACTGAAGAATAATTCGAACATGCACGCTCTGATTCTGCGAAAAGTCGGAAATACTATCAAAGATTCTGTTTACGCTCAGATGAAATGGGCGATTGATAAATTAGATCTAAATGAGGAATTTACCTGTAAAGTATCTCCCATGGAGATTACATATAAGCCTACTGGACAGAAGATATACTTTCGTGGTGCTGATGATCCATTAAAGATTAAGTCCATTAAGCCAGAGTTTGGATATATAGGCATTGTCTGGTTCGAGGAACTTGATCAATTTGCCGGGCCGGAAGAAATCCGAAATATACAGCAGTCTGCAATTCGAGGTGGAAATGAAGCATATAAATTCAAATCATTTAATCCGCCTAGGAGCAAGAACAACTGGGCGAATGAATATACGGCAGAAGCAGAAGAAAAAGATGAAAATGTAATGGTTGTGCATAGCACATACCTTGATTTAGGGATTGAACAGGAGTGGCTTGGCGACGTATTTCTCACAGATGCCGAACATCTAAAAGAAGTAAATCCAGATGCTTACGAAAATGAGTATCTGGGAAAAGCCAACGGAAATGGTGGAAATATCTTTGAATACATCGAAGAAAGAACTATCACGGACGAAGAGATCAGCCATTTTGATAGAATTTATCAGGGAGTTGACTGGGGTTGGTATCCGGACAAATATGCTTTCTCCAGAATCTATTATGATTCAGCTAGAGAAACAATCTATTTCATTGACGAGATTTACGAAAACAAGAAATCAAATGAATGGACTGCGAATGAAATCAAACGAAGACAATACGATGATTACGAAATTACTTGCGATTCTGCCGAGCCTAAATCAATCAATGATTACAGAGATTCAGGACTCCCGGCAAGAGGAGCAATCAAAGGACCAGGAAGCATTGAGTATTCTATGAAGTGGCTGCAAAGAAGAAAGCTTGTGTTTGATCCGAAAAGAACGCCAAATGCTTGCAAAGAGTTTAAGAAGTACGAATACGAACGTGATAAAGATGGAAATATTTGCAGTGGATATCCGGATAAAGATAATCATTTGATAGATTCCGTTCGGTATGGCTCAGAGTCATTGTGGAGAAGAAGGGGGTACAGTGCATAATGTGTAAATTTTGTGATAATTTAGCTTTCTGCAAAGAATACTATGATAATCCAGAATGTAAGAAGAACAAATATATATACGGCTGTATGTTGTACATGTACATGAAAGACCGAAAAGGAAGCATTACTTCCAGACCGTTTGACCTTAATTATTGTCCGATGTGTGGAAAGAAGATAGCGACAGGTGACTAAATGGGACTTATAACAACACTAAAAAGGTGGTTTAACATGATATTCAAAAAACAAGCCGAAGAGGACTTTAATATCCAGGCGGCAGAGTTTCCAGAAATGGAATCACTGATTAACCGGTGCGCGAACATTTACAGGGGAGCACCGGAATGGCTAGATGACAAGAATAATATCAAGACGATTAATTTTGCTAAATCTGTGTGTTCTGAGACTGCCAGACTTGCAACATTGGCAATCGGCATTCAGATTGACGGCTCTGCAAGGGCAGCATGGTTGCAGGGGCAGATAGATAAAATATATTTCCAAATACGTCACTGGGTAGAATATGGCTGTGCTTACGGAACCGTGTTCATTAAGCCGAACGGTGAGAGCCTTGATGTGTTTACTCCGGCAGACGTGATGATTGTGGATTACGATAATCAGGAAATCAAAGGGATTATATTTAAGGATTCTTATACTGTTGGTAGAAAATACTACACAAGGCTCGAATATCACAGGTTTGTTGAGACAACAGTGGACGGAGTGACAACCTATCCGTATTATGTTTCTAACAGAGCCTATGTATCAAAATCTCCTCAAAGCATCGGAGACAAGATTGACCTTAAACAGACCAAATGGGCTGACCTAATGGCAGATACGCCGCCGATTCTTAAGGCGAACGGGGAGAAGTTGGACGGACCTCTGTACGGAGTTCTACGGACACCGCAGGCAAACAATGTGGATATCAGTACACCGCTTGGATTGCCGATATTTGCAGAAGCTATCGAAGAGCTGAAAGATCTCGACATTGCATATAGCAGGAACGCAAAAGAAATCCTTGATTCTAAGCGGACTGTTCTGGCAGATGAAAGGTTACTCCTTCCAAGTGGATTACCTGTATCTTCTATGACACCACAGGCCATGAAGCTTAGATCAAAAGAATTTGGGCTTCCAGATTATGTGAAGAATGTTTTTGGAGATGATGCAGGGTCTTTCTATCAGGAAATAAATCCGATACTTAACACTGATACCCGTATAAGCGGCATAAATGCCCTTTTAAGCCAGTTAGGATACAAGATTGGATTCTCTAATGGGTACTTTGTTTTCAACGAATCTAGCGGCATACAGACAGCCACAGGAGTAGAAGCGGAACAGCAGAGGACAGTCCAATTCATCAAAGACGTGAGGGATAAGTTGGAATCTTGTCTGGATGAAGTAATCTACGCATTGAACGTTTATGCTGACCTGTACGGACTTGCACCTGTCGGAGCCTATGAAGTCAATTATGATTTTGGAGACATCCTATATGTGCGTGAAAACGACCGCGCAAGATGGTGGCAGTATGTTACTACGAATAAAGTTCCGGCATGGATGTATTTCGTGAAATTCGAGGGAATGACCGAGGAAGAAGCTAAGGCAATGGTTGAAGAAGCACAGCCAAAAGAACCGACTTTGTTCGGCGATGAGGAATAATATATGCTTAGTCCAGAGTACTTGCGCAGAATCACAGAAGGCAGTGAACAGATTGCTGAGGAGTTACACCAGTATATTATATCTGAGATTGTATCTCGAATGATGGCAAGAATCGGCAGAGGTGAAGATTATATTCTGACTAATGCCGATGCGTGGAGAATCAGAACGCTACAGGAATCCGGTGAACTGTTAGAGGACATTCTGACAGAATTATCCAAATACACCAAACGCGAACAGCAGGAGCTTCTTGAAGCGTTTGAAGATGCCGGAATCACTGCCCTCGATTATGATGATAAGATATACAAGGCGGCAGGATTAAGCCCTGTACCGCTCGAACAATCACCGGCAATGATAAGACTCATGGAACGGAATATGCTTGCAACTATGGGCGAGTGGAAGAACTTCACACGGACAACTGCAAGTGCCGCTCAGAGACTCTATATTGAGCAATGCGACCTTGCATATAACCATGTGATGACAGGGGCGGTCGGGTATACGCAAGCCATCAAAGAGGCAGTTAATAACGTTGTATCAGATGGCGTCACTGTCACATATCCATCTGGCAGAAAAGACACAATCGAAACCGCAGTTGCACGTTCTGTCAGAACTGGTGTGGCTCAGGCTACGGGAGATATATCTCTCAAACGCATGGAAGAAATGGACTGGGATTTAGTTCTGGTCAGTGCACACATAGGAGCCAGAACAGGTGACGGCGGCGAGAATCCGGGAAATCACTCGTTTTGGCAAGGCAAGATATACTCTCGTTCTGGCAAGAGTAAGAAATTTCCACCATTCTCATTGACTGGATATGGAACGGCAAGCGGACTGTCAGGAGTCAACTGTCGGCATAGTTTTGGAGCCAGTGATGGGGAATTTAATCCTTATGCAGAACTATCGGCACAGGACAAAGTTGACAAAGGCAAACAGTACGAAAAAGAACAGCGGCAACGCACTTATGAGCGAAGAATCCGCAAAACGAAGCGTGAAGTTCTTGGAATGCAAGCGGCGGTTGATAACTGTAATGACGAACAGACAAGATTTGCACTTCAGCAAGACCTTGACCGGAAGTCTTATCTTTTACAGAAACAAAATGCTGCATACAAAGATTATTGCAAGCAGAATGACCTGAGGGAACTGCAAGACCGACTTATGATTGCTAAGTGGAACCGCCAGAACGCCGCAAAAGCTAGAGGAGCGGCGAAACGGTATAAGACAGCAAAGGGGATTGACTGATGGACAGATGGGAATATTTCAATCCGAATCCTGCCGGTAATCGAGTCGGAGATTGCGTTGTCCGGGCAATATGCAAGGCAACCGGTTTTGACTGGGAAACGGTATTCGCCGGATTAATGATACAGGCGTGCGCTCTGTCAGATATGCCGAGCGCAAATTATGTCTGGGGAGCGTATCTCTATAAACGTGGGTACAGGCGCAAACTGATTGAACAGTCAGAGCGATATATCTATACAGTCAACGACTTTTGTGCAGACCATCCGACAGGTACGTATATCCTCTGTATAGATGGCCATGTAGTGACAGTACAAGATGGCAAATATTTCGATACATGGGATTCCGGCAATGAAATCCCGGTATATTGCTGGGAAAAGGAGTAGTTAAATGAGCATATCAGAATTTGTACAGATTTTCCTCTCTATCTGCGGAGGGGTGTCCATTGTCGGAGGGGCAGCAGCTGTGATCTTTAAGTGGATTACACCGGCATTCCGACTTAATAAGCGAGTAGAGACACTGGAAGAGCATGATAGACGAGATTATGAAAGCCTTCAGAGAATTGCAGAACGTGATTCATTGATTTTGGAAGTGCTATCAACCATGTTGGATAGTCAGATCAGTGGGAATAATGTAGAAGAATTAAAAAAAACAAAACAGAAGCTTACAAATTATCTTGCACAGAATCAGCGTTAGCATTAGTAAGGGGTATGCTCATGAAATTATATGTGTTCACTAAGAAAGATATAGATAGATTCTTGATAGAGTGCAATTTTACACCGGATGAAGAAAAACTATTCCGATTGAGATGCAAGGAATATACGCTCGAATATTGTGCTGAACAGATGAATGTGAGTATATCTACGGCGAAGCGATTAAGCCGGAGGGTGAATAATAAAATAATTAAAGTATGCTGATACTTTTTGGACACTAATTAGAGCCAGAAACGAACTGTTTCCGGTTCTTTTTTTATGCAAAAATATAATCAGAAAGGTGGTGCATAAGATGGCATTATATAACAATCCTTATCAATATAGCTTTGGCATTCCGGGGCAAATGAATCAGTTCCAGCAACAGCCTGTCCAGATGCCAACTCAACAAGTACAACAACCCCAGCAGAATAATAATGGTATTTTATGGGTATCTGGCGAAGTCGGAGCAAAATCCTATCTGGTAGCACCCGGAACAAGCGTTTTACTGATGGACAGTGAAAGTGAAAAGTTCTACATAAAATCCACTGACGTTTCCGGTATGCCACAGCCGTTACGGATATTTGAGTACCACGAGGTAGGCACTCAGATGCCACCTAAACAGCCTGTTCAGAACATGGATAGTAAATATGTCACCAGACAGGAATATGACGATTTAAAGGGTAAATACGAAGCTATCATAAACCGATTAAATTCTTTTTCTGAACCTGTTAGGGCTAATACCGTGCAGGAATCAGCAGTCAAGGGAGGAAACGCAGATGAGTAATCCATTATTTAACACCCTCGGTGGTGGGATGCTGCAGGGAAACGGGCCAATGCAGATGATACAGCAGTTTATGCAGTTTAAGCAGAATTTCAAGGGAGACCCGAAGGAAGAAGTCCAGAAGATGTTACAGTCTGGGAAGATTTCTCAGCAACAGCTTAATCAAGTTCAGCAGATGGCGGGACAGTTTCAACACATGCTGAAAGGAATGAAATAGTACATTACAATCTGGCCAGATTGATGTAAATACACAATAAAGGAGATTATAACTATGGATGGAAATTATAGCTTAGCAGATATTGCCGCCGCTACTGGAAACGGTAGAAATAATGACGGCATGTTTGGCGGAGATGGTAGCTGGTGGATTATTGTTTTATTCATTTTTGCTTTCTTCGGATGGGGAAACAACGGCTGGGGCAATAATGGCAATGGCGGCGGATATGCAGCCACAGCAGCTACTCAGGCAGACATTCAGAGAGGATTCGACAATTCAGCGGTAATCAGCAAACTTGATGGAATCAACAGTGGCCTGTGCGATGGTTTTTATGCCATGAATAATGGTATGCTTACCGGATTCAATGGAATCAACACAAACATCATGCAGACCGGCTTTGGAATCCAGCAGGCAATCAATGCTGATACTGTAGCAAACATGCAGAACACCAACGCTTTACAGGCGCAGCTTGCGAACTGCTGTTGCGAAACCAGGGAAGCTATCCAGGGTGTAAATTACAATATGGCACAGAACACCTGTGCACTGCAGAACACTATGAACAGCAACACAAGAGATATTATCGACAGCCAGAACGCAGGAACAAGAGCCATTCTTGACTACCTTTGCAATGAAAAGATTTCTAACTTGCAGGCTGAAAACAATGACCTCAGACGTGCTGCTTCTCAGGATCGCCAGAGTGCGTTACTCACAACCGCAATGGCTTCTCAGACACAGCAGCTCATTAATGCGATTAATCCAGCACCGATTCCGGCATATCAGGTTCCTAACCCGAACACATATTACGGATGCGGATGCAACACCGGATGTAATTGCTGATAACTTCATATCGAGAGTATCTTTCGATTGATTCGAATATCGGCTTATGCCGTATTACACAGAGGGGCAGGCTGAGACCTGTCCTTTTGTGATATGAAAGGGGTAAAAATTATGGCAGAATTTACAAATGTAGCTGCTCAGACGGTAGCAGCAAATGGAAACGTAGTGTTTTCAAACACAGCAGTTAAAGGTTCTAACTGCATTCAGCACAGAGAGGGAAGTGGAATTATTACGCTGAGAGGACTTACTAGCCAGTGCAAAGCGAGATTCTTTGTGGATTTTTCTGGTAATATCGCAATTCCAACAGGCGGTACTGTTGAAGCTATTTCTCTGGCTATTGCAATCTCTGGTGAGCCGGTATTATCTTCACAGATGATCTCCACACCGGCAGCAGTAGACCAGTACAATAATGTGTCCTCTGGTATCTATATTGATGTACCTCGCGGATGTTGCGTTAATATCGCGGTAGAGAACACAAGCGATCAGGCAATTTCTGTTGCGAACGCAAACATTGTCGTAACCAGAGAAGCGTAGGAGGTGTGATTATGAGAGACATTAAGGATTTATGTGCAAGAATCGAAGACGAGCTGTCCAAAATCGCTGACAGTGGACTGACCACTGGAAATCTGGAAATGACATACAAACTGATTGATATGTATAAAGATATCAAGAATACGTATTACTGGGACAAGAAAGTGGAATATTACAACACTGTCCTTGATGAGATGCGTAGCGGCTACAATGACGATTACAGCGAACGTGGAAGAAAGCGTGATAGCATGGGGAGATACAGCGCAAATAACGGCAGAATGATGCCGGATTATGACCGAGGCAGTTCTTATGCCAGACGTGGTGAGCATTATGTTAGAGGACATTACAGCCGCTCTGACGGACGAGATGCTTATGACGACTATATGACACAGAAACAGAGCTATCGTTCCGGCAAGTCTGAAGACTGCAAAAGAAAGATGCTCGCCGCATTGGAAGAACATCTGGACGAACTTACAACAGAAATGAGTGATATGTCCAAGGATGCAGAGTGCCGGGAAGAACGTGATCTTGTCAAGAGATACGTAGAAAAACTCCGTGATATGCTCTAAAAACGCAAAAGTGGTAGAGAGGCAGTTAAAAGAAATCTGTTATAATGTAATTGTGCAGCAGGAAGCACAAGTAAAACGGTTGTTTTTGACATTTTCGTTTTAATCCTCCTTCCTTTAATTTAGTAGCTGGTACGCACGCTTTAACGGAAAGTTGAACAGGTTCGAATCCTGTCGTGCGTATTTGCCATCTGGCACGCAAGATGGCTCACCTCCTTGATTAAGGTTTTTGTTATTCATACTTTTCTTTTAAAAAAGAAATAAATATCCGAAACAACTCGTGGCAGGCATGACACGTTAAACACCTTGCTAACCCGGGAATCCGGGTTATGTGGAATGTACGCTAGTGGAAAACTGACAGAGTCGCACTCTGGTCTCCGGTTCGATTCCGGGCGCTCCGCTTTAATCCGCTTAGAGTTAAGCTGTTTGTATACAGGTGGTCTATGTCTCAGGTGGATTTACGCTATAGCGAAAGAAGTGAAATTCACCCCAGTTTCTTTTTAGAGGGTTGGCCGTTATAGGCGGCATGGAATGTAGCTCAGTGGTAGATCGCACTGTAAATGTGAGGTCGCAGGTTCGATTCCTGCCTTTCCGATTACCTTGCCAGTGGTCTAACTGGCTTAATCCATTTACCTGCGGCGGCAGGTCAATAAACACGACCAGGAGGATGTTATGCAGAAACTTATTGACACTTTAAAATCATTTGGAATTGAAATCCCGGAGGATAAACAGGCAGATGTAAAGAAAGCACTTTCTGAGAATTACAAGAACGCAAAGGAAGTGGCGAAAACTCTGTCAAAAGTTGAGGGAGAACGAGATAACTGGAAAGAACGTGCTGAGACAGCAGAAGAAACCTTAAAAGGTTTTGACGGTATCGACCCGGCAAATATTAAAAGTGAGTTAGAGACTTGGAAACAGAAAGCGGCAGATGCAGAGAAAGAATTCAACGCGAAAATCTATGACCGTGATTTCTCAGACGCACTCAAAGCGGCACTCGACAATGTTAAGTTTTCCAGTGAAGCTGCAAAGAAGTCTGTTATGGCAGACGTTAAAGAAGCCGGATTGAAGCTGAAAGATGGCAAAATCCTTGGATTAAACGACCTGATCGAACAGATGAAACAGTCTGACGCATCCGCTTTTGTGGATGAATCTCAGCAGCAGGCTCAGCAGAATCAGGCAAGATTTACCACTCATGTTGGACAGCAGCAGACACCGGGAAACATGACAAAGAAAGATATCGAAGCAATCAAAGACCCGTCCGAGAGACAGGCTGCAATTGCTCAGAACATCCAGTTATTCCAGTGATTTTTTTACACCGACTATACGCCAGAGTATAGCCGCTAACCCAATACCTTAAAAAATATGGGTAGAAAGGATTTTTTTATATGGCAGCAAAAGCTAATCTTATTATGACAAATGATATTCAGGTCACAGCACGTGAGATTGACTTTGTTACCAGATTCGAAAGAAACTGGCAGCACTTACGTGATATTCTGGGTATCATGAGACCTATCAAAAAACAGCCGGGTGCTGTACTCAAGTCTAAGTATGCAGAAGGTACTTTACAGAGCGGAAAAGTGGCAGAGGGCGAGGAAATCCCTTACAGCAAGTTTACTGTAAAAGAAAAGACCTATGCGGAAATGACTATCGAAAAGTACGCAAAGGCTGTATCTATCGAAGCAATCAAGGACCACGGTTATGAGAACGCTGTTCAGATGACTGATGACGAGTTTCTTTTCCAGCTTCAGACTGATGTTACCGGCAGATTCTATGACTATCTGAAAACCGGTACACTTACTTCCACAGAAACAACATTCCAGATGGCTCTGGCAATGGCTAAGGGTCGTGTTGAAAACAAATTTAAACAGATGCACAGAAATGTGACTGGCGTTGTTGGATTTGTCAACATTCTGGACGTATATGAATATCTCGGAGCAGCTGAGATCACTATTCAGAATCAGTTCGGATTCCAGTACATGAAGGACTTTATGGGATTCAATACAATCTTCTTACTGTCCGACAGCGAGATTCCGAGAGGACAGGTTATTGCTACCCCTGTTGAGAACATCGTACTTTACTATGTAGACCCGAACGAGTCTGACTTTGCGAGAGCAGGTCTTGTGTATACCGTATCTGGCGAAACAAACCTGATCGGATTCCATACACAGGGCAACTACCACACAGCAGTATCCGAAGCGTTTGCGGTTATGGGACTTACTCTTTTTGCAGAGTACATTGATGCAATTGCAGTAATTACCATTGACGAAACACCAACGCTCGGCACTCTGACAGTAACATCTGCGGAAGGAACAGCAACTGGTGATACAAAAATCACTGTAAATCCGGCTAAAGAAAACGCTGGCAATGTGTATAAATACAAAGTTGCAGCAGATGCAGTAACTGTTGGATATGGACAGAATCTCAGAAACTGGAGTACTTGGGACGGAAAAGCTGACATCAAGGCGGCAACCGGACAGAAGATCACAGTAGTTGAGTGCGATGGAACATACAAGGCACTGAATGCCGGAAGTGCGAGCGTAACAGCAAAATCATAAACACAGGAGGTAACTGGCATGGCTTACGCAGATTATAAATTCTATACAGAATCATTCGGCAATGTCGTGCCAGAAGCTGACTTTCCACGACTGGCAGAAAGAGCCAGTGATTTTGTGGACACAATGACGTTTGATAGACTGGTGGATGGGCTGCCAACAAATGAACGCTCACAGAAGCGCATCAAAAAGGCAGTTTGTTCATTAGCTGAATTAATGTATCAGATTGAACTTGCTGAGAAGAACGCAATCAATCAGGCTTCGACAAATCTTACCGACACAAATGTCGGGAACATCAAAGCCGGTGCAGTAACCTCTGTATCCTCCGGCAGTGAATCCATTTCCTACGCCACACCTCAGCAGATTGGAGCGAGTGCAAAGGAATGGAGTGCGGTATATGCCGCCGCCGGAGATGCACAGAAAACGAACGACTTGCTTCTTAAGACAGCTTTGCCGCTTCTGATGGGAGTAAGGACGGATGATGGAATACCAATATTGTATGCAGGAGTGTGATAGAAATGATGGAATTAAAACAGACTGTTGAAATGATGAATAGTGCAGATTACAAGGAACGCTTTAAGGCAGAGTATATGCAGGTGGTTATTCGATATAAGAAACTTGCGAATATGCTTGAAAAATGGGATAAAGGAGAACTCCCATTTACTCCTACTTGTCCGAGAAGTACTTACAATATGCAGGTAAGAGCAATGACGGATTATATTGCAGTTCTGGAAGCAAGGGCAGTTATGGAAAATGTGAATCTGGAGGACTAAGCTATGGACATTTCAACATTAGGCTCATGTATAGCAATCGTTATGATTTGCTACATCGTAGGAATGGGCTGTAAGGCATCAAAAAGAATCTCTGATGAATGGATTCCAGTAATCATGGCGGTTATTGGCGGAATTCTCGGAGCTGTCGGAATGGGAGTTATCCCGGATTTCCCGGCATCGGACTATATCACGGCGGTTGCAGTCGGTATGTTTAACGGATTGTCGGCTACTGGTGTGAATCAGGTTATTAAGCAGACAGTGCAGAAAGAATAATTAAGGAGAGGGTATCATGTATAGCAAAACTGTGACGATTTTTGATTATTATGAATCAGCCACGACAGGAGATGCATACTGGTATCCTCATGTTTTATCCGGTGTTGACCTCATTACGGACAAGGGGGCAATTCTTAAAAAGTACGGACCAGACGCAACTGACAACGCACAGTTACACATTCGTTATACTGTTCAGAATGGCGATATAACCATTACTGACAAGAATGGTAAGGTTCTCCCATGGGTGCCAGTTAAAGAGTGGAAAAGGCAGATTAACAACGCTCTGGAAGACACTATTACATTCTCAGATGAATCATTCTTCTGGGAGGGTGAGTGGACTGGTGGAACGGTATCTGATGGTGATTATCGGAATGGATTCTACCAGTACATGAATGAGAACAAGGACAACGTGTTTAAGATTACCAGTGTAGGCGGTCCGTATACGCTGATTCCACATTTTGAGATTCTGGGTAAGTAATATGAGTAAGATTCATCATTTCAAAGGATTCTCCATAGTCGATGGAGATATGAAAATCAAGCTGAATATGGACAGGTTTTCCAGACAGTATCAAGAAGCCCAGTATCTCCTTGACGGAATGGTTATGGACAGCATGGTTCCATTTATGCCAATGATTACCGGAAATTTTATCAATCGGACAAGAGTTGAGAGTACATCTTTGCAAGGAACTGGGAAAGTATGCGCGGCGGCGGCTCCTTATGGGCGTTTTCTGTACGAGGGGAAAGGAATGGTTGATGAAGCAACTGGAAGTCCCTACGCAAGACGTGGAGCAAAGAAAGTTCTTGTTAGTCAGTTTTCTGGTCAGACAGCCGCAAAGGAAAATCTTGAATACACCAAACAAATTCACCCACAGGCACAAGCAAAGTGGTTCGATGCCGCTAAACGACAATACGGCGACACATGGATTCGTAAAGTAAAAGCACAGGCAGGAGGTGGCAGACATGGCGGATAAACCTATCGGAAAAGATGCAACTGGATATGAGATTCTGACAGATGCCATGAAAGCACTTCTAAACCAGTATCCAGGGTTATACGAAAATGAAACAATCAAGTTTGAAGAACTCGGCAAAGAATCAGGAATTGCGTTCTCGGCAGACAACGGGGCGTTGATCTATTCAGAGAAAGAAGACGTTTGCGGAACGATGCATCAGGTATGTCAGTACCCATTTTACGTGGTATATCGTACAGCATCTGACAAAGAAAGGCAGAAACTATCTGTTCAGAAGTTCCTTGACAATCTCGGTAAATGGATATGCCGGGAACCAGTTATTATAAATGGCTCTGAGACGCGTTTAAATGTGTTTCCAGAGCTTTCACAGGGGCGAGTGATAAAACGTATCACACGTGACAACTCCTATGGTTTAGAACCGCAGGAGAGCGGCGTACAGGACTGGTTGTTACCATTGTCGGTGCGCTACGAAAATACTTACGAAGCAATATAACAAGTAACAACCGGCTATCAATTGGAGATAGTCGCTAACCTACACAGCCTTTTAAAGTTATAGGCAGAAAGGACATTTCTATGCCAGTTACAGGAAAAATTGACCGTAAATATATGGCTCATTATATCGACGCAGGCTCCCTCTGCGGAGGACTGACGCCGAAATATGAGCGTCTTGGAAAAGACCTGGAAGAGTACAATGTAGAACTCAATCCAGACACTGAAACATCTAAAAACATTCTTGGAGAATCCACATTTAAACATAACGGCTACGAAGTTTCTTCTGACGCTGATCCATTCTATGCAGACACTACTTCTGATCTGTTCACAGCATTGCAGAAGATCGTAGACAACAGATACAAAGACGATAATCTCAAAACAAAAGCAGTTGAGGTCCATCTCTGGACGGAAGCTACAGCAGGCAAGTATGAAGCATATCAGCAGGACTGCTACGTTGTGCCGACTTCCTACGGCGGTGATACATCCGGCTATCAGATTCCATTTACCGTCAATTATACTGGCGAACGTGTAAAAGGAAAGTTTGATATCAGTTCCGGTACATTCACAGCCGACAGCGAATAATTTTTAGGAGGGCATAGAAAATGGCAAAAACAATTAATACAAACATTGATGATGGGTTTCTTCTTTTCACATTCACGAACAAGCAGGGTGAAGTGTTCTCTTCATTCAAACTGAATCCTACCGACATCAACATTGCAGCAAGAGCGGAAGAATTGGAAACTTTCTTTGAACAGGCTCAGGAATCTGTTAAAAATGTCTCTTCCGGCAAAGAGATGGCGGAGATTAATAAGCAGATCGAGGACAAAATCAATTATATGCTCGGATACGAAGCATCTAAGGATTTATTCAAAGAACCAATTACCGCAACAACTGTTTTTGGAAATGGTCAGGTGTTTGCCTATATCGTTCTGGACAAAATCAATGAAGCACTTACTCCGGAAATTGAAAAGAGAAAGAAAAAAATGCAGGAAGTAGTCAATAAGTACACGGAGAAGTATACAAAATGACCGCCTATGAGTTGCCCACCTCACTAAATATCAGTGGGGTGGATTTTTCTATCAGAACGGATTTTCGAGTAATTATTGATATTCTGGTTGCCATGAATGACCCAGAATTGGACGAACAGGCGAAAGCTGTTGTTATGTTACAGATTTTGTTTGAGGACTGGCAAAGCATACCCCTGGAACATCTTACAGAAGCTTGTCAGAAAGCTTGCGAGTTTATTGATTGTGGTCAATTCGATGATAACCCGAACAAGCCCAAACCTCGTTTGATGGACTGGGAACAGGATGGAGATATGATCGTTCCGGCTGTAAACAAGGTTGCTGGTAAAGAAATCAGATCAGTACCTTATATGCACTGGTGGACGTTTTTTGGATACTTTATGGAATCTGGCGAGTGCCTGTTCAACACCGTAGTTGGAATCCGGTCAAAAAAAGCAAAGGGCGAAAAGTTCGATAAATGGGAAAAGAAATTCTATCAAGAGAATAAAAACATAATTGACATAAAAACACGTCTCAGCGACGAGGAGCAAGCTTATAAAGATAAGCTGAATGAGATGTTGAACCTCAAATAGTTAGGAGGTGGACACATGGCTGCTGATGGCTCAGTCATTATTGATACTAGGATGGACACATCAGGTGTGCAAAACGGCGTATCAGCAATCAGGCAGTCTTTTAACGGACTTGGCAGCGTAGTAAAAAAAATAGGCATACTGATTGGCGGAGCATTCGCAATTGGGAAACTGGCCCAGTTTGGGAAAGAGTGCGTAGAACTTGGTTCTAATCTGACAGAAGTCCAGAACGTGGTTGATGTTACATTTACAACCATGTCTGATAAGGTCAATGAATTTGCAAAGAATGCCATGACCTCTGCCGGACTGTCAGAAACCATGGCAAAAAGGTATGTCGGAACGTTCGGAGCAATGTCTAAGTCGTTCGGATTCTCAGAGGCGCAGGCTTACGACATGTCAACAGCTCTGACACAGCTGACTGGCGATGTAGCATCATTCTATAACATCAGTCAGGACTTGGCTTATATTAAGCTGAAATCAGTCTTTACAGGTGAAACAGAAACGCTCAAGGACCTCGGCGTGGTAATGACCCAGTCGGCACTTGACCAGTACGCACTGGCTAATGGATATGGCAAGACTACATCTGCCATGACCGAGCAGGAGAAAGTAGCTCTGCGCCTGGCTTTTGTACAGAAACAGTTATCTGCCGCATCTGGTGATTTCATCCGAACATCTGACAGTTGGGCGAACCAAGTGCGAGTGATGCAGTTGCAGTTACAGTCTCTCAAGGCAACAGTCGGACAGGGATTAATCAATCTCTTCACTCCCGTTTTGAGAGTTATTAATATTTTACTGGGCAAACTGGCAACTCTGGCGAATGCCTTCAAGTCATTTACGGAGTTAATCACCGGGAAAAAATCTTCTGGTCAGACAGGTGCAAGTGGCGCAGGTCTTGCCGGGACAGATGCAATAGCTGATACGGCAGACCAATATGGAAATGCTGCCGACAATGCCGAAAAGCTGGCAGATGCAACAAATGATACAGCAGACGCAACTAAGAAAGCCACTAAGGCGGCAAAAGGATATCTTAGTCCTCTTGACGAAATAAATAATTACTCAACGGATAAAAGCACAGATTCATCGTCAAAAGTACCGGGCGCAACCGGCGGACTTGCAGATCAGATGAAAGATGCTGTACAAAATGTTGATTATGGAAAATTGGCAGAGGGTGAGACAGTTCTTGATAAAATGTCAAAACCGCTAGAAAAGATAATCGACAGATTTAAACAGTTGGCTAAGTTAATCGCAAAAGGATTCTGGGATGGATTAGGAGATTACGAACCAATTCTTGACGGAATAAAAAAGGATCTCGATTCCATATGGAAATCTTTAAAGGATATCTTCACTGATTCAGAAGTTGCTAAAGCAGCAAATAATTTTTTCGATTCATTCGCATATGCAATTGGACAAGTTGCCGGCTCATTTGCCAGAATCGGATTAACAATTGCGCAAAACATTATAGGCGGAATCGAAAAGTTTTTAAAGCAGAACACGCAAAGAATAAAGAACTATCTGATAGATATGTTCAATATCGGCTCTGAAATTGCACAAATAGGCGGAAACCTTGCAGTTGCTTTTGCTGATGTTTTCTCAGTTTTCGGCGAAGAAACTGCGCAGCAGATTACTGCTAATTTAATCGGAATCTTTACTGAAATTGGAATGGTTCTTACGGAAACAGCCGCAAAACTTGGCAGAGACATCCTTAACATGATTGCGCAGCCTTTTATCGACAACAAAGACATTTTGAAGTCAGCAATTGAGGGCAGCCTCGGAGTAATAGAAACTGTAACAAGTGGGGTCTTAACAGTTGTTCAAAACCTTAGTGATGCAATATCGAGGCTATACGATGAGCACGTAAAGCCGTTCTTTGATTCTATAGCGAATGGATTATCAAGCATATTTGAGACTCTGATAACTGGATACAACACCTATGTTCTTCCAGTTTTGCAAGGACTGGCAGAACAGTTCAAAGGGCTATTAGAGGGACCATTAGGGGATGCGATTTTAAAGATAGAAACATTCCTCGGAAAACTCATTGATTCTCTGAAACTTCTGTGGGAGTCGGTATTAGTGCCTTTGATTAACTGGATAATCGCGAATTTGCTTCCGGTCGTGGCAGAAATAATTAACGTTGTAGGCACCGTAGCAATAAAAGTTATGAAATCATTAATTAAAATAATTGGTGATGTAGCAGACACTCTGAGCGGAATCATTGATTTCCTTGTAGGCGTTTTCACAGGAGACTGGGAACTGGCTTGGCAGGGAATAAAAGAGATTGCGGATGGAGCATGGAGTTTTATCAAAGATGTTGTGTCAGGTGCGTGGGAGATAATTAAAACCGTAACAAAAGGCGCGTTGAGTATAATAAAGAGCATCATCAGCACTGCTTGGAATGCGATTAAAGCATTGACTTCAACAATCTGGAACGCAATCAAAAAGACACTTTCTGGCCTTTGGAACTCTCTTAAATCCACAGCCAGCACAGTATTTAATGCAATTAAAACTAAAGTCGTAGGCGTATGGGACAGCGTAAAGAACAAGACATCAAAAACATGGGAAAACGTAGCTACGTTCGTGTCTAATAAAGTAGAAGCGATAAAAAATGCTATCACTAATAAGTTTAATGCCGCCAGAGATGCAGTCAGATCTGCATTTGAAGGTATTGTTAATTTCATTAAAGCTCCGATTAATCAGGCAATCAGCATTGTTAATAATGCAGTTGGGATGATTAATAATGCAATTGGTGGAATTGAATCTGCATTTTCCTTTGGGCCTTGGACTGTTCCAACACCGTTTGGCTCAAAGACTATTGGATTTCATGCAACATTTCCACGTATCGGAACTATCCCATATCTGGCCAGTGGTGCAGTTATTCCACCAAGGTCAGAATTCCTTGCGGTATTAGGCGATCAGAAGAAAGGCAATAACCTGGAAGCACCGGAAAGCCTGTTGCGTCAGATCGTCCGGGAAGAATCAGGAAAAGGACAGGGAGACGGAAATACCTACAATGTTACAGTTAATGCATCTGGCAGAAAACTGTTAGATATTATTATTAGTGAAGCTGAAATGAGAAGAAACCGGAACGGGAAGAACCCATTTGAGTTAGCATAAGGAGAAGAATATGGCGCAGGAACAATTCAAGATAGACAACGTTGTTATAAGAGCACCGGACAGCTACAAGCCGGTGTTCGCAACCACTTCTACGGAAGATTCTAAAAGAAGTCAGGATTTGATTATGCACAATACACCAATGGGAACAATTGGTGGGTATGACATGCAATGGGGCGAGCTTACATGGGCTGAAATAGCAACCATACTAAATACTGTACTTAACAAGAGCCAATTTACATTCCACCACAAAGACCCAACTGTTCCGGGAAGATGGATAGACAGAACATTCTACGCATCAAATTTTAATATGGCTGCGCAAACTTTGAAAGACGGGGAAGAAAAGTGGACGGATTTGTCTATTAATGTAAGGAGGATTGAGCCGATTTGATAAATGTATCTACTCAGTTGAAGAAAGAATCTCTTACAAACAGAAATTATTACGTGACAGCAAATGTTACATTGTCAAATGGTACAACTCTTAAGCTAGGCAAAAAAGACTTTTATCTGTCTGGAAATAGTCTCGTAGATTCAGCAGACTCTGGGGACTTCCCGGTGGGTGTAGCAATAGAAAAAACGGCAAGTTTATCATTGGTAAATGATGACGGGCGCTTTGACGGATATAATTTTAACGCCGCAAGGTTTGTTATCTTTCTCAATGTGCAGTTATCCGACAGGATAGAAGCTATAAAGAGAGGTACTTACATTGTGTCGAAAAAGCCTGCAACGGCGAGCGAAATAAGTCTTTCTCTCTTAGATAAAATGCACAATGCTGATAAGACATATGATTCTAACCTGTCTTTTCCT